GTCACGCGCGGTCTCGAGACCTATGGCGACGGCGTAGACATTCTGTCCAAATTTAGCCGCGGCGTCACCGATGGCGACACACTGGGACTGCTGCCCACTGTTTCCGGCGTTCACACCGATCGCGATGGATGCCACACCTTGTTGACAGTACCCCGTGGTGTTTCCGATCGCCACGGCGCTATCACTCTGCTGAATTCGTCCCGCGTTCACGCCGACGGCGACGGCGAATTGCTGCTGACCGTCCGAACCGGCGCCGGACCCCACGGCGGTGGCGTACGTATTTTGATGATTGTATCCCGCATCGACACCCATGGCGATAGCACCAGGGGACTGACCGTACGACGCCGCTTGGTGTCCTATGGCGACACCGTAATCGCTTTGTCCCGAGTATCCAGACAAGTTACCAACAGCCACGGTGTACGATCCTTGGTTCAGAGCCCCAGCGTTCACACCGACCGCGACGGCTGATGCACACTGTGCACTATACGCAGCACCGGTTCCGATGGCGACGCTATAATTATTCTGTCCGAGGTACCCGGCGGCGTTCCCTACGCCGACCGCGTCCCGTCCCTGACCAGAACTCCCGGCGTTCACGCCGAGGGCGACGCTGTAAGGTCCCTGATAGCTGCGCCCCGCGGAGGTCCCGATGGCGACGGCGTACACGTTCTGTCCCTCGTACCCCGCGGAGCTCCCGACGGCGACCGCGTCATGTGCCTGACCGGAATTCCCGGCGTTCGAACCGACGGCGACGGTAAACACATTCTGTCCGTGCCGCCCCGCGTTGCTCCCGACCGCGACCGCGTCCTGTCCCTGACCGGAATTCCCTGCGTTCGCACCCACGGCGACGCAATACGAAGACTGTCCACAAAGTCCCGCGTTTACGCCGATGGCGGTCGACGCGGTGTTTTGACCATAACGCCCGGCGTCGTGTCCGATGGCGACGGCGCTGAAGTCCTGTTGGGATTCCCCCGCCTGCAAACCGATGGCGACGCTATAAACATTCTGTCCATTGCAACCTGCGGCGTACCCGATGGCGATCGAATGTGCGTTTTGTCCATTCGTACCCGCGATCTGACCGAGGGCGATACCATGAGACCCTTGGGTGTTCGCACCCGCTAAGTACCCGATGCGCATGGGTTGGTCAGCGGCGGACGTGATCGTCACCGCCCCCGGAAATTCCAAATAGCCCCCGGTCGTGATGCGCATTTTTTCACCGGTCGAGTAATTTGGTGAAAATATGATCGGTGTGTCGATCGTACCGAGTGCGAATGCGCCATATGACTGACCGAATAACCCGTTGCCATCGATACCGCAATAAGCCGTTTTACCATCAGCACTATTTGTATACGTGGTGTACGCTGATCTAGAAGCCACAGCCGCTTCTAATCGGAACACGGGGGGAGAGTCGGTCGCTTCGTACACGTGTAATTTTGTTCCCGGATTCACCGTCCCAATGCCGACGTTACCATCGTGTCTTATGCGCATTTTTTCGCTATTTTTGACCCCGAGTGCTATGAGTTGTGAATTCGCGTCGGTCGCCGAGCCCAGAACGTTGATGAACGATGCGTTCGACACGCCCGCTCTCACGGCAGCGCCGACGTAGGCATTGTCAAGATCGCTATCGTTCGCTAAGAATGTAAGTTGTGCCGCGCTCTTCACGTAGAGATCTTGGTTTTCGTCCGTGCCCGCGGCGCCACCCAAACGAATGTGTCCGTCCACGTGCAAACCGGACACGCCGACGTCGGAGGACAGTGGCGCGATGCCGACGCCCGCCATGCCGGTCGTGACGAACGCGGTGGACGTGTTCGCGAATTGCACGGTGAGCGAGGTGGAGTTCCCGACGCCGGTCACCTGTTGCAGCGAGTACGCGGGGGTGATTTCGATCGACCCGAGGGTCATTTTGTGTGCCGAGACGTTGCCTTCCACGGTCAACACGTTACTCCCCAACTCTTCGACGTAGAGGTTCGCGCCCACGGACAAGTCGTGAACGGGTGCGGTGTTTAAGATGCCCACGGCACCCGTCGTCACGAGGCTGGTGACGGAATCCCTGAATTCCACCGTGTTGCTCGTGACGTTTCCGTTGATGATGATTTCTTCAAAGTTCGCGGCGATGCCATCCAATTGCGAACCATCGCCGATGAAGGACGTGGCGGTGATGTTTCCGGCGACGACGACGTTGGAGTCGACGATGAGACCCGTGGTGACGTTCGAGAGCGTCACGGTGCGATCGGTGGATGAGCCGTACGTGGTCACGGATTGGAGATCGGAGACGATGTTCGACAACAAACCTCCATCGGCGCGGATGAAGTTACATTCGACATCTCCGAAGACGTTCATGGTGACGTTGTTGGCGGAATCGATTTCCATGACCGTGTCGTTCCCACCCTTGAACGTGTGCCCGATGCGCAGCTCGCTCGTCGTCTCATCGTAATACACAGCCACGTTCGGGGTGTTTGCCTGACGAGACAACAACAAACCGACGTTCGACAGTCCGGTATTGTTCGCCCCGAATGCGGTGATACCGTCCTCGATGGTCAAACGCTTGACCTGGAGATTTCCTGGAATCTCCACGTCACCGGCGAATGACTGGATATTCGTCGTCATGTTCTATACTAGTAGGAGAAATATTTGACCGCACTTCCCGCCTCGGTAATTTCAGTCACCCCCGCGGAAGGGTGACTGGACAGGAGTTCGACGTGAATGTCGTAATCGTAATTCGTGAGTCCGGTCTGTTCGGGTTCCCAGATGATTTGCGTGGGCGTGGTCACGACTTCGTGATTCCATGGGTAGCTGGTCGCCACGCCGAACTTGTTCACCTTCCCGGCGATGATATTGTGCGCGGAGGTGCCGTTCTTCGACCCACCACAACAGTCGATCTGTAAGGTGCTCACCTCGTCGTCGTCGTGTATCAGATGCGCGGTGATTTTTGCACTGAAGACGTTCGTGCTGAAGGTGACGCCGACGTTGGAGAACGTCATGCTTCCCGTGTGCGCGTATTGTTTGCTGGCGACTGAATTTTTGTTCACGACTAAACCTTCTTCGATGAAAACGTTGGAGGTGAAACTGAGCGTCGACCCTTCGCCGTAAAAGGCACCGGCTTGAACGTTCGACGTCGCCACGAGACCCGTGGTGGCGTTCGTGAATTGCACGACATTACTCGTGACGTTTCCTGTGTCGACCACTTGCGTCAGGGTCTGTAATTTCGTGAGGAGGTTGGTCGGGGCGATTTTTTTCATGTCGTTGTCAGTTTGGTTCACGTACACGTGAGTCAACTGACCGTTCGACGTCACGACGTTCGCGTTGGGTATGTCGTTCGAACGACCGATGCCCGTCACGAACACGACGCCGTTACTGCCATGTGCTCTGACACAGATGCCAACGTTTTGAATTTGATCGACACCGATCGTGCTGTACGGTTTCACGTTCGAGAGTCCACCTGCGACGACGTTGGACACGAAGACGGTCCCACCCTCTTGGAATCCAAACGTGTTCAATCCGTTCACTTTCCCATACGTGATCGCATACCCTTCGGTACCCGAGGCGATCGCGTCGCGCGCGATGCCTATCGCGGGCATCGTCGCACTCGAATCCGCTTTCGCGAGCGCGACGTTCGCCACGTTGGTGTTGTGCGAGTCGAAAAAGTACAACACCTTTCCCTTGTCGATTTCACTGCCCGTGCCGTTGTACACCTTGATGAACATGTTATCCGAATTTTCGTTCACCCACTGACCGTTCCCGGCGTCATATCTCAGCTGTTGCTGATCGACGAGCTCGGCGGTCGTGATGGTGACGTTATTCAGTTGATTGATGTTCATGACCACGTTCGAGGTGAGATCGGTGATGAACGCGGTCGTGGCGTTCATGAATTCGACGACGTTCGACGTGGTGTTGCCTTCGATGATGACCGATTCGAAATCGGTTCGTATGTTGCTCAAGAGACCGCCGTCCCCGTAATACACGAGCGCGTTCGCCGACCCGTTGACGTCCAAGACGTTGGAGCCCGTGACACTCGGTCGTCCGATGGAGATCGCGTCGACGACGACGTTCCCGTCCACCGTGAGCGTGTCGGAGTTGAAAATGAGCGTCGAGCTATCCGTGAGTTGTTTGTCGGCGCCGACGAACACCACGCGAGTGGCGGTGAGATCGGACACGACGAGGTTGTTGCTCACCGTGACGTTGCTCGAGAACGTCGGGTCGAGTATGTTCGCCTTCAGGTCGACGTTGGAGTTGATGAAGGCGACGTTGGATGCGATGTCCGCTCGAAGGTCGGAGACATTACTGGTTATGTTTTGGTTCAAGATCAATACGTTACTCTGGAGATCCGTTCGAAGGTCGGACACGTTGCTCGCGATGTTTTGATTCAGAATGGTCACGTTCGACTGGAGATCCGTTCGAAGGTCGGACACGTTGCTCGCGATGTTTTGGTTCAAGATGGTGACGTTACTCTGGAGATCGGTTCGAAGGTCGGAGACGTTGCTCGCGATATTTTGGTTCAAAATGGACACGTTCGACTGGAGATCCGTTCGAAGGTCGGACACGTTCGACGCGATGTTTTGGTTCAAGATGGTCACGTTCGACTGGAGATCGGTTCGAAGGTCAGACACGTTGCTCGCGATGTTTTGGTTCAAGATGGACACGTTACTCTGGAGATCGGTTCGGAGGTCAGACACGTTGCTCGCGATGTTTTGGTTCAAGATGGTGACGTTACTCTGAAGGTCGGTTCGAAGGTCAGACACGTTGCTCGCGATGTTTTGGTTCAAGATGGTGACGTTCGACTGGAGATCGGTTCGAAGGTCGGACACGTTTGACGCGATGTTTTGGTTCAGAATGCTCACATTCGACTGTAAGATCGCGAGGTTTGCGACGTTTGTCAGGTATTGTCCATCCCCCAGGAACATCGATGCCGCGACCGATCCGGTGACGTCGATCACGTTGGACGCGATGTCGGAGATGGCGATGTTCGCCCCGACATCTATCGAGGTGTCCACTTCGAGTGTTCCGTACACGTGCACGGTCAACGCATTCGACGCATCCGGGACCAGATCCGTGGACGAAGGGTCGGATAACGTGTGACCGAGCATCAACTCGGATTCATCCCCCCGATACCCGACGGCGACGCTGGTGCTCGGTCGGCTCATGATCCACCCCAAATCCAAGGTGTCCGACGTGTTGTTGTTCCCAATCTCAATGAGGGCGTCGTTGACGATCGTGTTGACCGTGCTCAACTGCACGACCGCACCCTCGACCGTGAGATTACCAGACACGGACACGTCACCGTCCACCGTGAGCGTGCTCGACTCGAAGGTCAGCGCCGCGGCGTCCGTGAGTTGTTTGTCTGCGCCGACGAACACCACGCGAGTCGAGGTCAGATCGCTCATGATGAGATTATTGCTCACGGTGATGTTACTCGAGAACGTCGGATCGAGAATGTCCGCTTTCAGATCGACGTTGGAGTTGATGATGGACACGTTGGACGCGATGTCCACGCGGATATCGGCGACGTTGCTCGCGATGTTTTGATTCAGGATGGTCACGTTGGACTGTAGGTCGCTTCGAAGGTCGGAGACGTTGCTCGCGATGTTTTGGTTCAAGATGGTGACGTTGGACTGTAGATCGCTTCGAAGGTCCGACACGTTACTCGCGATGTTTTGATTGAGAATGCTCACGTTGCTCTGGAGATCCGTTCGAAGGATGGACACGTTGGACTGTAAGTCGCTTCGAAGGTCGGACACGTTACTCGCGATGTTTTGATTCAGGATGGTGACGTTACTCTGGAGATCGCTTCGCACGTCCGACACATTACTCGCGATGTTCTGGTTCAAGATCGTCACATTGGATTGCAGGTCGCTTCGCACGTCCGACACGTTACTGGCGATGTTCTGGTTCAGAATGGTCACGTTACTCTGGAGATCCGTTCGGAGAATGGTCACGTTGGACTGTAGGTCGCTTCGAAGGTCGGAGACGTTGCTCGCGATGTTCTGGTTCAGGATGGTGACGTTGGACTGTAAGTCGCTTCGCACGTCGGAGACGTTACTCGCGATGTTTTGATTGAGAATGCTCACGTTACTCTGGAGATCCGTTCGAAGAATGGAGACGTTGGACTGCAGATCGCTTCGCACGTCCGACACGTTACTCGCGATGTTTTGGTTCAAGATGGTGACGTTGGACTGCAGGTCGCTTCGCACGTCCGACACGTTACTGGCGATGTTTTGATTCAAGATGGTGACGTTGGACTGCACATCCGTCCTTAAATCGCTCACATTACTGGCGATGTTCTGGTTCAAGATGGTGACGTTACTCTGGAGATCCGTTCGAAGAATGGTGACGTTACTCTGGAGATCACTTCGCACGTCGGAGACGTTGCTCGCGATGTTTTGATTCAGGATGGTGACGTTACTCTGGAGATCGCTTCGCACGTCGGAGACGTTGCTCGCGATGTTCTGGTTCAGGATGGTGACGTTGGATTGTAAGTCACTTCGAAGGTCGGAGACGTTGCTCGCGATGTTTTGATTCAGGATGGTGACGTTGGACTGTACATCCGTCCTTAAATCACTCACATTACTGGCGATGTTCTGGTTCAGAATGCTCACGTTACTCTGGAGATCGGTTCGAAGGATGGCGACGTTCGACTGCAGATCCGACCGAACGTCCGACACGTTACTCGCGATGTTTTGATTGAGTATGGTGACGTTACTCTGGAGATCGCTTCGCACGTCCGACACGTTGCTCGCGATGTTTTGGTTCAGAATGCCCACGTTACTCTGAAGATCCGTTCGGAGAATGGTCACGTTGGACTGCAGGTCGCTTCGCACATCCGAAACGTTGCTCGCGATGTTTTGGTTCAGGATGGTGACGTTCGATTGTAAATCACTTCGAAGATCCGATTCGACGATGCTCACGTTGGATTGGAGGATGACCAAATTCGCGACGTTGGACATGAACTGTCCATCTCCGAAATAGTACCCACCGACCTCGATGTTCGACGTGGTCACGTTCACGCCCGTGGTGACGTTGGTGAAATAGATGGTCTGATCGGTATTCGCCCCGATCTCAGAAATCCCTTGGAGGGTTTGGGTGATGTTCGATAACAACCCACCGTCACCGTAATAGATGGACGCCGCGATCGATCCGTCGACGTCGATGACGTTGGATGCGAGATCGTTCATGATGACATTCGACCCGACGTTGATGCCGTGATCGACGTCAAGGTTCCCATACACGTGGACATTCATGGTTCTCGTCGTGTCCGGGGTGACGCCCGTCACGGAGTGGGCGAACGCCAACTCCTCGCTCGTCGCTTGGTACGCCATGATGACGTTCGCACCCGGACGTTTCATGCGAATCCCCAGATCGACCGACGTCAAGGTGTTGTTGTTTGCGAGATCGATGACGGTGTCGTTGACGATTAAGTCGGTCGTGCTCACCATCGTGGTCGCTCCTCGGACGTCAAGATTTCCCATGAAAACGGTGTTCGGTGCGGTGATTTCCAGGTTCGTGCCCGTGGATTCAATCTTGGGTGTCGTGACGTTGGATGTGAATATCCCGGTGTCCGCGAGAGATCGGATGGCGACCACGTCTCCACTGTGCGTGACGAATACGTTTTGTCCGACCGAGATGGCGTACGTGTCACTCACGGGATTGGTGTTGGCGACCCCGAATCCGTTCGATGTGAATATCGTCCCGTACACGTGCACGTTCAACTCCCTTGACGGATCGGGGGTGAGCGTGACACCGTGCGGACCGTCGTTTGTGTACGCGATGATGAATTCGCCGTCGGTGGTGTTGTACCCGAACGCGACGTTGGCACCCGGACCACCACACATGGCGATGACACCGGTGTCCTGTGAGCCCGGATTGCCTATGCCCAAGATGGGATCCTTGACGTAGACGTTTTCGGTGTCTAGGTATGTCACGTTTCCGAACACGTTCAGGTTCCCGTACACAGACGTGTTCCCGGTGAATTTATTAGTTCCGTCGAGGTTGATGTGCGTGCCCGGGGCGATGAACGTCGTCGCCTCCACGTTCGAGTCGACTTTGATATCACCGGACGCGTGGAGGGTGTAGTTCGTATCTGGGTCATCGTTCGCGATCCCGACGGTGGAATCGGTCACGAACGCGACGGTCGGGGATGTGAACCGCACGGTGTTCGTGGTCGCGTTTCCATCGCTCGTGACGTGTTGCAAATCGACGTTTGAAATCCCAGCGCCATCGCCCGTGATGATGCCCGTGAACACTGGATTGTCTATGGGCGCTTTGAGGAGTTCGAGCGACGTCACTCGAGACGCATTGCTGTCGAGTTCGTCGATCGTGGCGTTGAGTATGGTGACATTCGACGTGAGATCGGCTCGAAGGTTGCTCGTCTCGCTTTCCAACACCGTGACGCGACCGTCGATGGCGTAGACGTCGAGGCTCAGGTTTGTGATTCTGTTCGAGTTCGCGATGAGATTGGATTCGACGTTTGTCAGTCGGTAGTGGTTACTCGACAAATTGTCGCTGTTCGTGGTGATCCTGAACGAGTTGTCTTGGAGCCATGTGTTGAGCAATGAAATCCTGGCGCTGTTGTCCGCGAGATTGCTCGATAAATTCGTGATCCGAACGCTGTTGTCGTCGAGCCATGTTTCGAGATTTGAAATCCGAGTCACGTTACTACTGTGATAGGACGCGAGCGTGTTCAAGAACGCGGCGTTGGACGCTTGGAGGTTGTACAACAGATTGAGTCGGATGACGTTGTCGTCGTGATACTGTTCGAGTGTCGAAAGCCGTTGGGCGTTGCTCGCGTGCACGTTCTCCAGATACGTCACTCGTGACGCGTTCGACGTGAGTTCGGTCTCGAGATCGCCGATGCGCGTGACGTTGGACAGGAAATCGTCGAGGTGTGCGACGTTGGTCAGCGTCGACCCTTCGCCGAAATACGCGTTCGCGTAGACGTCCCCGACCACGTTCATGGTCAACAGATTGGACGACGGCACGACGAATCTGTCCGTCGCCGTGTTCGACGTCAGGGCGATCGTGAGTTCATCGCGGTTTTCTAGGTATGCGAATCCCACGTTCTCACCCGGACGGTTCATGATGATCCCGACGTCGTACACGTACGCTTCTGAGTTGTTGTTCCCACCCAGTTCGAGGAGTGGATCCGTGATGCTCACGTTGTTGCTTCGCACGAACGTCGTGTCCCCGGTCGCCACCAAGTTGCCTTCGATCAACACCCCACCCCTCACGACGAACACGTTGACGTCGTCCGCGGTGGCACCGAACCCTACTTGCACCCGCGTCGCCGTGAGCGTATTCGAAACTTCCACGCCCAACGTCGTCACCGCCCCGTTGGACGTGACTTCTTGTAATCCTTGCGTTTGATTCACGGGAAACGACGCTTGAACGATCTCTTTCGTCGTTGGATTGTACCCGATTCCAACTGCGCTTCCCCCCTGACCTGCGGTGGGATCCAAGCGGATGGGTGCGACGTACAACCCGGAGTTCGCGGTGGTGATGTCGTCTGACGTGGCGTTGATCACGATGGTGTCCGTTGCCTGTACATCTGGTGTGAACTTGCCGAGGCGAATCTTCTGAGATCGCTCGACGCTCGGTAAATTCTTCACCATTTGACGTCTAATGTAAAGCCCTATTTTAATTCCGTTGCGCGATGACGGGACGGAACTGAGATAGAACTAAGTTACTAATTGGCGAAGCGTAGACCCGCACATCCTCGGTTGATAGTGAGCACGTTGAGATTGAGTGCCCAGATGGTGTCCGTGAGTGGGAGCGACTCCGACACGATTCTGAGACTCGACACCCGACTCGCGTTGAGTGATCCAGTGGGTTGGAACAAGTTCGTCGTGACACAAAACGGATACATGAAGATGTCCGGAGACGTCACGAAACTCGTGTGAAAATAGTGACTGACTTCGCAAAAGTGCGGTTTGCCCCATCGAAACGGGGTCACGTCGTTTCCATTGATTTGAATTTTGATACGATTGTTAATTTTTTTCAGTGGACTCGTCGCGCTCGTGTTCGAACTCGCGATGAATTTGATCGGGTGGTTGAACGTGAGATCGTGAATGAGTTCGCGCGAGGGAATGCTTTTTTGGACCTGGTAGATCAACATGTGTCGCGTGTTCGCGAGCGCCGCGCGTTCGTCGGCGTCGACGTAATAGAACTGCGAGTAGCACTCGAACTGCTTGCCCTCGGCGTCGGTGCCCCACTTGATGTATATCTCGACGTCTTGGAGCTGAATGCCCGCCAACGGAAGAGCCAGAGCGGGCGTCTCGCAGAAGAAGAAGCGCAAAGGAAAAAAGTACGAGCTCGACGAGGCGCCCGGGTGTGGACCGAGTGCCGATCGAGACGAGTTCCCGGCGAGCATGTCCACCGCCACGGTTTCCGACCACTCGCTGTACTGTCGATCGATGACTTCTCCACCGATTCGTAACTCGACGTACTCGATCAGGGTCGTCCAATCGCTCGAATCAAGGGCTTGGGTGCCGTTGTCGATCGAAAAGTACGTGTACCCCAAAAGATCGCCAGATTTTTCGATTTGAATCTTGGACAGACCGCCGTTTCTGATCGCGCCTTGAATGTAATTTTTTTCAATCGACTGTGAAAAGTTTGAATGTTTTCTCCAGACCTGATTAAAAAACGACACGCCTTCGGTACCTTCGGAGTGGATCCACTTGTCCTGCTGACCCACCGCCGTCAAAATGGTGACACCCGATGACATTTACAAGTAGCTCACAAATTTCTTTTCATGCAAACGAAGCGTACGACGAGAAAGTTGTCGCCGGTGTCCGATGAGTTTTTGATCGTGTTCCCGTCTTCGTCCATGATGGTCACTTGGAATCGGTCGATCGTTCTGATTGGGTCGATGTATTGGTTCACGATCGGGTAGTTATCTCTGAAGAGAATGAGTTGGTTCGCCGCGCCGTGCGTGGCGGATTCGGAGACGATGCTCGCGAATGCGTGTCTCACCTTGGACATCGATGCTTGCTCATCCAGTGATTTGAAAGCTCGGTCGTTGAAGAACGTGTCGAGTTCTTTGATGGACACGTAACAGTGTTCGACCGATGCGTTGGAGTGAATGTGTGCGGCGACGAGTCTGGCTTGAACCACGTTTCTCAACGGGGTCTGAAGAAAACACGTGAACGTGTTCGCGCTGGATTGTCCGACGCTGTCCAAAGTGATGGTGTGATATTCATATTGAAGATCCGGAGTCGAGGACTGGGGAGCGGTCACGAGAGCCATGTTACTATAGAGTGAGATAATTTAGTCCAAGATTTCATACGTCGCGGATTTGCGGACCCACTCTTGGTCACCACACAAACCGCCCGGGACGCCGCCTCGGCTGTACGCGGCACCCTTCTTGTGCCCCGGCGTGCATTCGACGTCTTGCTTGAGGTCCCAGAAGGTGCCCTCGAGGTCTTGCTTGATGACGATGGGTGCGCCGACGTACCCACTGGAGACCGTGCCTAAAACGAGGATCGCGATGATCAGGACGGCAATCCACGTGAGCGCCCTGCGGTTGGTAGTGTTGAGCTTGATCATTTGTACTATCATGAAATATATTTTTTCTAAAGTGCGTTAAAGCGCTCAGTATAGTTTCAACGAGAGTACTAGATCATGGGTGAAGAATTCGTCATCGATCGAGGTGACAATCCTTCGGTTATGAACTTAAGTGCCGACGAACAGCGCCTGATGGATGAAATCGAAATCACTCGATCTCGTCCGAATCGCATGCCCAAAAAACAAGCTCCGCGTCAGAAATACATGAACGACGACGACGACGACGACGACATCGAATTGGATGCCTTCATGAATCCCACGAAACAAGCCGCGCAGGTCCAACCGCCGGCGGTCGAGGAAGACATGGGGGACGAGTACGCGAACTATTCAGATGACGATGAATACGACGAAGACGTCCCCGTTCGACGCAACCCGCAGGCGTCGCAACAGCCTTCGAGTGGATTTTCGTCCATCGATGACGAAAAGTGTGACCTTCTGTCCAAGCTGCAGCGTCTCGGTCAAAAGAAGGGGGTGATCGTGAATAAGAGACTGAACGTGTACAGTTCGATTGAAGATTTGCGAACGGAATACAAGCGCGTGACGTACGGACTCGAGATCGAACAGTCCGTGAAGTTCAGTCGACGAGCGCTCGTCGCGTGCGTGACGGGGCTGGAGTGGTTGAACAAGAAGTACGACCCACTCTCGCTCGAATTGACGGGATGGTCAGAGACGATTATGGAATCTCTCGACGATTACGATCCGGTGTTGGAAGAGCTCGCGGTGAAGTACAAAAATTCAATGCAAATGGCGCCCGAGGTGAAATTGATCATGATGCTCGCAGGGTCTGGATTTGCGTTCCACTTGTCGAACTCCATGTTCAAGGCGTTGCCGAACATGACGGATGTTCTCAAACAAAATCCGGAACTGATGGGACAGATGTTCTCCGCGGTGCAAAAAACTCAAGCGGCGGGTGGTGCGCCGCCGCAGGGGGGCACTGGGTATGAGATGAAGGGACCGCAGATGGGCATTCCCGGACTCGACCTGTCGTCTCTCATGGGAGGCATCGCGATGCCTCCACCGCCGCCGATGTCCACCACGGTCGATCCCAGACCCGAACCAGAGGAGGATGAGATTTCGGACATCGTCTCCGAAGGGGAGTTCGGCGACGAGGACGGGGACGTCAAGGAGGTCGAACTTCCGAAAACCGCACCGAAGAGAAGAGGGGGAAGGAAGAAGAAGAATGAAATTAATCTCTGAGGCTAGTATTATATGGTAGCCTTCTGTCCACTCGACGAGGAAGACGCGCCTGACGTCAGGCGAGGTCCGATCGTCCGAGCTCAACCGAAGCCGAAGCAACCGCCTCGCGTGAGTGTCGGACGAGAGGAGAGCGAATGTAATTTCGCGGTACTCTTTTTCATCGTCGCCAGCATCGCTCTCATGCTGACCGATCAAGTCAAATAAAAAAAGCTTCACCCTGAATCGATCGTCTCGATTCACGATGTCGCCCTAGTACGTATAGCTTTGTACCGTTTTAGGATTAGAATTGTCATATTGGACGCTCGCGAGTTTTCCACTGGACACGCTCGAGTACAACTCCACGTGAATGTCGTACGAGTACTGCCTCGTCGACAGAATGTTCGAAGGCGCGAATCGAACCTTAGTCGCGGTGGTCGTGATGGTGGAGCTCCACGGGTAAGGATTCGCCGTTCCACCGAATATGTTCTTCGTCCCGACCGCGATGGGGATGGACGATTGATTCCCTAGCCCGTTCCCACCAGTCACCTCCAGAATCATGGTGTTGATGTAATCCCTGTTCGCCGAACTCACTTCTCTCAGCATGCACTTGATCTTGGCGTAGAAACTGCCGTTCCCAAAGTTCAGAATGACATCCTTCGCCACACCCGACCCGAGCGTGAATTTAGTGGAGTACCGTTTGCACGCCACGTTATCCCCTTCCGTGATGGATCCACCGACGACGTGGAGTGCGGTGAGGGGCGTGGCGATGCCCACACCGATGGCGCTCCCCAATTCAATCTTCCCACCGAACGAAATATCCGTGGTGACGTTTAACGACCCCTGAATGACGACGTTCGACCCCACGGGTTGCATGTATAAATCCCCATCCGTGCCCGAGAATATGTTCGAAAGTCCACCGGTGGTTACCATCTGTATGACGGCGTTCCCACTCGAGCGTTGGATTCGCGCGTCGCCGTCGTAGACTGTTAGTTTCGAC